CCTACTGTCGAGTAAGTGAACTTCTGTTGTTTTGCCGAAGCACCAACAGTCCATTGACCCGTTGCCGGAACAAGGTTCTTACCACCCGTCACGTACCCGCCCGTAGCCGAAATCTCATTAGTGATCGAAGCATAAGTACTTAGGGTAAACGTCGAGGTGTTACTAGCAGAACGAGCCAATAACATTTTAAATACGCCAGCACCTAAAGTAATCGTGCCATTACCGATGTACTTTTTAGCGCTGTTATAGAGTTGCCATGCAGATGCAGCCATTTTAAATCTCCTTTAAATCAGCGCACGAAGCGCCAGTTTCTAAAATATGACGGAGTAACCCGCCACGAACATCTAACTCAATCTCGTCACCCAACATCTTGATCAAGTCAACAAACTCCTGAGCCTGAGATACCATCCAAGGATGACATTGGAAAATTTTGCCTCCAACATTAACCGGAACTACAGGCTGACCATCATTTTCTTTCTGTTCGTAGGCATGGTGCTTATCGCCATCTAAACATGAATCACAGCCAAAAATATGAAATCGTTTGAATCCAAGCATTCTAAACAAAGGGATAGCCCTTAACAAGACCGTGGAACCACCCGGAACCGGGAACCAGCGCTGATATTGGTTTGCCAGAATATCGTTGATCATGTCTGCACTGGTGTGCCAGATGTAGGTCTGCTCTTTAGGAACCTTTGCAAATACCGAAGGATCACACTGGGAGGCAATAAAGTACTTGCACTCAGGGATAATGGGTTCTACAAACCGGCTATTAAACTCCCGGGCATCTACCATGACCATCGCTGAAGGCTTGATTCCGTGATCGATACAGAACTTATAGGCGTTATTAATGGTAACGAGTTTGACCCCATCTTCACGCAGTTTGCGGATTTCCTCGATATTCTCAGCCAAGGATGGGCCACCACCTACAATCATCACCTCTACGTCATTCGTGGGGTAGGGCTGAACCTGCTGGAATCCCAAGGTAATGTTGGCCTTGACGTTCTCTTTGACCTTTTCTTCAGTCGTATTTAGAACGCCCCTATCAACAAACTCCTTGCCCGACATCCATGCCGAGACATAAAAGTAAGCGTAGCCGTCGGCCTCTTTTGACCAGTGAATTAAGCACTTGCGCTCGTTGAACTTATTGAGCCACCACTCATAGGGGTGGACGCTCAGGTGAAGTCTGTGGCCTACGATCTTACCCATTTCATCGTCTTGGGTGCTGATCTGGAAGAATACGTGCTGGCAGGCATCTAGGCAGTTATCCAAGACACGGTCTACGTGATGGGGGCGGATATGCTCCATAACGTCCGTACAAAAGCCATACGCCGCCTTGATGTCCAAGGGCTGGGATAGGTCGTGCTCCTTAAACCGCAGGGCATGGCTCTGGGTCTCAAGCATTGGGCGGATGTCAGGGTCTAAGCAGTTATCTGCAAAGTCCACCATCGTTACGTCTAACCCACCAAAGAAGGCTAGGTTCAAAGCCCCACGGCCTGTGCCACAGCCAAGGTCGATAACAGAAGCACCACGGGGAGGCTTGGCCTGAGACATAAAATCAAACGCCGCACCCTCACCCGGGGCTACATTGCGATACTCAGGCTTCTCCCACATCATGCGGTACAGGTCTTTTTCCAAAGGACGGACATTACTGACCGTGACTACGGGGGGTTTACCTATAACGCCTGTTAATGCTGTGCTCATCTTTATCCTTAATTTAATCGTATGAGGGCTGAACTTGAATCGTTAACGGGGAACTGCACGGTAAACGTCGTAGCAGAAGTCTTATCTGAACCAAAGTCCAAAACACAGATAGCCGTGCCACCATCTTTGTAGATCAACGCACCACGGGCTGTAATAGCCGCAGTCCAAGAGGTATCAGCAAAGTCTACGTAGGCTATACCGTCAGTTCCAAGTGTGACTGATGGGGTTAGGGTATTCCCTGTAGCCGTATAACCTGTCGTTACCACTTCACCTGCCGAAGTATAAGCCGTAGTCGAAGCGTTTAGAGTTGCCGTGTTGTCGTATAGGGCGATCTTGATGGTATCCACCAAGAAGTCCACATCGCCCTTAAATAAGGCTTCCTTGAACGAGTTACAGGTGAAATTGCCTTGGAATGCCATGTTATTTCACCGGATACCGTACTTGCGGCGTGCGATACATATCCTGACGATCTTTGCCCTCGCCAAGCTGTTTGCCCATTGCAAAGGCTTCGTTATACCGATCCATGTAATTTTTTACCGTATCTGCTTCAGATTTCATAAATGCCGCAGCCTCAAGCAGGGAGCCGTAAAGTAACAACGAGTCAAGATTATCCCCAAGCCATGACGTACCGGCAGTCACAATCGACTGTGGGTAGTAGAAATAGTGCAACTCCATGCTATAAGAAGCGTCTGGGGTCGGCCCAAGGATGAACGTGTTCTCATCAAATATGGCGTAATGGGTCGGTGGCCCGGAAGTTGCGGGGAACGGGAATGCCTCACGGATATAGTTCACATCCTTATTTAGTAGGTACTCATAACTCCCGTCAGCGTTAATCCTAGCAAGAGAAAACGTAGCCAGCCAATCCACCGGGGTAGCCAAGTACTTATTACTTGCCGTGGCGTTACCCGTGACGTTTTTCCGTAGGGCTGGAAACTGAATAGAGTTATAAATCCGCTGTTCAGCCTGCTGCACAAACCGAGCAATCTGCTCTGCGGACGTAAGACCACCCGCTCCCACAGCCTGTGGGAAGTCGTTTTCACAGTAAGCCTTAATCGAGGCAGTCAGTTGCGTGTAGTTCATTAACCCATCTTCTTGCTATTACCAGTACCTTTGGTTGCTGCCCCAGTACCACGAGTCTTCTGGGTTTGAGTATTAGGCACATTGTTTGGGTACCCGTTGTTATTGGGCACAATCGGTATTTGTTTGACTGGCTTATCCATATTAGATCCCTATTTTACGAACCATTGACATGGGTTTCTTTTGGTTGGCAATTTTTGCCAGATTGCGCCCCATGGCCTTCATCTGTGCATTAGTTTTACCACCCTTAGCCAACTTTTTTACATTAGCGTCCGGATGAGCCTTAGCGCCCTTCTTTTTCATATGAGCCTTTAATGCTGCTTTCATGTCCATTTTAAACTCCTTAAGTGGTTGCTACTGTTACGGTTCCAAGTGAAATACTCAAAACCAGATTATTTGGGGTAAGACTAGCATCATTTGCCCTTGAGCCACCAACAGGATTCCAGCCCCATTGAATGATTCTACTTCCCCCAGAGGGCAATCCAAAAGCATCTTCATTCTCTGGATCTGGTGGGTTTATATTGTCCACCTGTAACCCTGTATATCCCGCCTGTAAGTACGTCGTATCTGGGCGTGGGTTTTGCAGCGCCTGTGGGTCGTAGACCGGATACATCCCCAACTGCAATTGCGGCTGGTCTGGCTCCCAACAGGTAGGGCAAACAAGAAGATTGATGTTTTTGGTTTTGATTACTAATTTTTTAAGTTCCTTTAACTTATACCGAAATCCGCATCTATCGCACTCCGCTATCGCTTTCTTACCAGAAGCAAATTTAGGCCCAGCCATAACCCACCTTAATAAAAATACTGCCGTGGGGCTAAGCGTAACGACGCCTTCTCACGGTCTTCGCTAGAACCTAACAACCACTGCTCTTCGTAGGACGCTTTTAGCATATCAATCCTACCCATGGCTTCGGGGATCTTTAACGACAGATAATAGGCCAATCCAGCCGCCATACAGGGCAGCATACGGAAAGGGATGTCCTCGGTATTAACGCCGTTCCCAGCGTCTTGGATGCGCCGCAAACGCCAGTAAACAAAGGAATAGAAACTAGACTGATCTGGGGCAGGCCAGACATTAATATTTGGCAAGTTTCGCACCGTCACAATGGCACCTGCGGTATGCCCTGCGGCAGTGCTGTTATCTACGCCACGAACACAGTTTTGTAGAGTATTCCCTGATATTTCGTTGTATCCGATAGTCTCGTTGCCAAGTTTAATAAACCCGACATAGTTTAACCCCTCTACAGAACTGAGCGTGATCGTATTAATAGACGAGTTGATAGTCGTTGCTAACGTCTTAGTAGTCACATTTTCTGCCCCGCTTTGACGGTCAATCCAGACCTGAATTGGCCTACCTTGGGCATTTTTATTGGGGATTGTGGCGTAGGTTGAGGACGAAATTCGGTTGATATTGATGTCTGACTGCGGAATTCCAGTCTGGGTACGCACCACCATGTCCATTAGATCAATTGTGTCTACTGGAAGGGCATAAGTAATCTGAGCCTGATTTAACGGGATAGCACCCTGCTCGATAGTCCACAGATTGATACCTCGGTTAGCCCACTCAATCGTCAAAAGATTTAGGGAACGACGGGCGGTACGCATATCGTAGCCAGTGCGCAACTCAACACCGCAACGCTCAAAAGCCTCTTCTACGAGGTTATTGAGGTCTAGGTTAAAAGAGGTCGTCCCTGTTGTGCTCATCCTATTTTCCTATGCGGAGCAACTTTTTTAGCCACCCCTTTAGGCTGGGGGACAAACTGCTTTCCTGCTGCTTTACCGGCTCGCTTGGCACGGGTGGTCGCGGCGTACTCTTGCGGGGAGAGCGCTTTGATGGCGCTGCTTGGGAGGTATCTTTCCCCTGTAGCCTGCGATCCTTGCGTAGAAGGTTTGCCACTCTTAGTTCTCCACTTTTGTTGAGTCCATGCCTTTAGGGATTGTTGAGACTTCGCCAACCCACCGCCAGCCATCTTTTTCTTACGTCCAGCGCAATGTGCCTTCTCCGAAAAACCTTTTGGGTTATCGCAGTCAACAGACTTTTTACGCTTGTCCGACCACTTCACTTGTATCCACCGCCAGCCTTTTTGTACTGCAAAGCCATCATCTGAGCCTTACGAGCACTCCACTGACCCGGGGCACCGCCCTTGCCGCCAGCCTTAATACGTTCAAATAACGACTTACGCATACCGGGTTTGGTGTAATTGCCAGCCTCGTTTACCTTAGACTCACCACCTTTGGCAAACATCTTGACCTTGTTCGGATCATCCTTACGGGTGATCGTCTTGGCCTTTGGCATTTTAGAGGGGTTGATAATCCCCATTCCCCGGCTTGGCCTCATTTAGCAGTACCGTCCGCCCTTAGCCATCTTGACAACCTTGGCAGCGGTCTTGCCTTTTTTAGCAATGCCGTCAGCGGTCTTGTGACCAGCAGCCAAACCACCGCCAGCCATCTTCTTGACCTTGCCGCCGTGCTTCATTTTGCCTTTGCCATCACCTACAAAAGTAGGTTTGCCGTCTGACCCCATAGGCATACCGCCTGCTTTCATCTTTTTCATGTCTTTTCCTTTCGTAAATTCACGACCTACGGACGTTGGCACGCCTACCTTTTTTGCAAACTTTGGGTTATTAGCCACTGCTTGCATGAAGCGTTCCTGTTTTTTACTAACAGTTGGCATCAGACCATTTTCCCGCGAGTTTTACCCCGTTGAGCGCATCCATCAGCACGTTTAGAAGCCGAAGAAACTTTTACCTTACCGCCTTTTTTCATACCCATCTTTGCTTTATTTTCTTCTTCAATATCTGCTGCGGTTAACCTTCTATAGACCCCAAGCCCTTCGTTTGGCTTATTAGCGCTTGGCACTGCCTCAGCAGCCTTTGCAATACTTTTTAAAAAATTAAAATCTCCAGAGGGGGTGGGAGTAGATGCAGGATCGGTGGGTTTAATTGCACCTGACTCTTTTGCTTTCTGAACAACCTGCTTAATTATTGAACCAAATCCCATATCACACCATCTTTCCGCGAGTCTTACCTTTGGTAGCGATACCGTCAGCACGTTTGGAGGCAGAACTAATCATGCCGCCCTTTTTAGCACCAACAACATCAGAAACAGAACCTTCAGCAGCCCTACCGGGAAGTGACTTCCCTTTAGCAGGCGCTTTTTTCTTTTCTGAAGCCATTTCAGTGGTGTACTTTTTGCCGTTAAACATAAAAGTCTTATCACCGGCTCTACGAGCAGCGGCAAATGCAGTGCCAAATCTGGAAGTTTTTGCAGATGCGGGAAGACCAACTTGTTTTACGTCACCCGTTTCTTCATCACGAGCACCACTAAACGGATCTACATCATCACCTTGGAACGGATTAGCCATTTTATTTACCCCTTTTTAAAAAGTTCATCAATTTTTGCTTCAAGCCTGTTAAAGCGCTGGTCAATGTGTTGCACAAACTTGTCCATTTCTGCTTGAGTGACGTTATCACGGGCCACCTCTTCTCTAGTTTTGTTAATCAAAATGTTGAGCCGCTGGATCTCAGATGACTTCTCATGCCCGATATAGGCCAAGACACCCAACAGTACGGTCAACACCATATTCCAAAGCATCATCTCCATTTAACAACCCCACCTTTTTAAACTTGCCGCTTTGCGGGTAGGGCGTCCTTTTTCGTCTTTCATTGGCCCCGGCATACCACTCATCCGGGCGCAAAACGATTTGCGTCGAGCAGCGTCTTTTTTGGTCTTAGGGTTTGGTGCTGGGGCTTTTAAATTAGACCCCGTAGCAGCGTTATATCTAGCGCGACCTTTTGCAGTTAGCCCTGCACCTTTAGACACTGGTAATTTCTCACCACGCCCAACAGCCAAAGAAACACCTTTTTTAACCATTACACCATCCGTCCCTTAGTTTTGCCTTTGACTGCACATCCATCGGCACGTTTAGAGGCCATAGATACAGACCCGCCTTTAGCCATTTTAGGTAGTTTTTTGGAAGCCGTAATATCTGTATCCGGCTTCATTCCACCACCGCCACCACTTGGCATCCGATGATGCTTAGGCAGGGGTCGCTCTTCCAATTTTTGTCGCTCTTTAAACTTCTTTTCTTCTTCAACCCGTTTTAGTTCTTTAAAGTCTTTTTCAAACATATCGGCTTGGACTACGGGCTTTTCGGCTTTTGCAGTTTCTCTTTTACCGGTTTCGCGTTTAGCCTTTTTGGGTTCTTCTGGTTCTTCACCAAAAAGCCCCATTTGCGGAGACACCTCTGCCCTAACCACTTTTGCTTCCGCTTTAGGGCTAGTGCCTTTTAGGCCGTGCTGTATTAATTCTTGAAGATCAAGATCAGCCATTTACAATCTTCTCGTCTTTAACAAGCCGTGGGTAGAAGGCTTCATTGCCATAGTCTCCCTCGTACTCTTGAACACCCATGTGGCCTAGTTTGATTGTTGGATCTACCCAGACTTGGAATCCTGCCTCACGGGCACGGTCACAGAACAGGTAGTCTTCACCAACATAGGAGTTGTCTTTTACAGCGAAGTCAAAAATCGCACTTAGGGTGCGTTGAGTCCGATCATCCCAATAGTTCCACTGAGGATTGGCTTTGACTAGGGTTTCGATAACTTCCCGCTTAATCATCATAAAGGCGGTAGCCACACGCTTGGCACGCACCAATCCCATGCCGTTCATCGTAACCCCGTTCTCATCTTCATCTAGTGTGACGATATACGTTTTTTCTGCCTTTCTAGCACACGGGATACCAGCAGCAATATCAATGTTGTCTTCCGTAACCCAAGCCATCAAACGGATAATGTCCTCTGGTTGGAAGTTAATGTCCGCATCAATGAACATCAACTCCGTAGCATCGGACTCCAAAAAGTCTTGAACTAAAAGATTACGTGCCCGGGAAACTACCGAGCACCCACAAATACTTCCAATCGTGATGTCAATCCCATGCTGTGGCGCCTGTTGGGCAAACCGCAT